CTCAAGTCCAGAGGAGTCCCGTTCTTCTGCGTTGAGTAAAAATTGCCTGGTGTTGGCTGACCAGGGCTACCTTTGTGGTAGTGCTACTATAAGCCCTGTGGAGAGATGTTCTCGCGTTTCTCCGCAGCCCCTGCCCCTTGTTTTCACTGCAACCGTGAGGAGTATCAGTTGTTGCAGGATGAATACCAGGGTTCCGGAGAGAAGTTTTGGGTCTATCAGGTTGAGGTGCAATGTTCGTGCTCACGTTGTGCGCGTGAGAAGCCCACTCCCAGCTATCCGGTTGGGTTAGGATTGCTTCTGTTGGCTCTGACGGCGGTTCTTTTTCAGTTCGGCTGTTATCGAGCTATAGTAATCTCGTGGGTTGGTTTTTATTTCCACGGACTACGTTGCCCCGACGCAGACCCACCAGTGCAGATACCCATACCTTCTAAGGTGGTGGGTCAGGTGGAGCGTGCTCTGCACTGTGCTTCTATCACAACGAACGGTTCGAACTATCGGCCGCACGGTTCATTCATTTCCCTTCTTTCCACTATGGACTGCGAGGAAGAGTATAAGCAGGCTCTGTGCTGCTGGGCTCCGCTCGCTATGAAGGCTTTCAATGATGGACAGCGTGGAGCTAGCCGGTTGTTACGAAAAGGCCGCCGTTACGTTGTGCCGGATCGACCAGCAACATGTGTTGACACCCCTCGTGGACAGAGCCCTGCTAGCTCTGCATCTGAGAGTATCAACACACAGACGTTGCAGGCCTTGTGCCTGCCTACCGCAAACCCTGACACCGAGACAGGCATGGCTGGCACTCAGGTGGCAGCCGATGCTTACGGTGAGGAGAAGAGGGTGTTCGGTAAGGATCTTCTACCGGGTTCGCCCAAGAAGCTGGCTTATCAGATAGGCCCTGACCTCATCCCTACGGAGGTCATGGACAACAGTGTAGGTAATCTGAAAGCAGGCATGGCGAAACGTAACCAACCCCTGCCGTTTAAGGCGGATAAGAGGATGGTACGCAAAATTGAGAGGACTGTCAACGTTTTGCTTAAAACGGTGTTCTCCCCCGAGAAGATCAAGCAGTGGCGAGTTGACAACCCCGTGGTTGAAGAGTTTTGCTCGAGTAAGTGGACCGCTGAGCGCTTCCGTAACGCGTACGATGAAGCTATCTCAGAGTCCCGCTTGCGAATAGAGCAAACGTTCCAGATTAAGACCAATGAGGCCCTTCCAGCCAAGGGTAAGGCTCCTAGGCCTATTATCCAGTGTGGTGATCGTGCTCAGGTGATGATGGCTTTGCCGGTCAAGTGTTTTGAGGAGCTGCTCTTTGATTTCTTCGAGAGCGCTTCCATCAAACACCTCCCTAAGTACGAGGCTATGCAGCGTGTAGCCACCCACTTGAGGCAGAAGGATGCCCACCTCATCGAAGGTGATGGTTCTGCGTGGGATGCTTGTTGCAACCCACGCATCAGGAACATGACGGAAAACCGTATACTGAGGCAGATTATTCGAGTCCTCGGAGGTGATCCGGAGGTTCCTGATTCTTGGATGGAGTCTGTAGCTAAGGATATGGAGAGTGCGAAACTTAAGGGTAAGGCTAAAGTTGGTGACTTCTGCCTTTCCCCGATTCGCGTCTGTATCGAATCCATCCGTCAGTCTGGTCACCGCGGGACGAGCTGTTTCAACTACCTCATCAATCTGGTGTGCTGGCTCTGTGTGTTATGTGAGAGGCCTGAGCAGATGATTAAGAAGGCACGTGATGGCACGTTGCAGTCTAAGTATGTCTCAGCTCTCGATGGGAAGGAGTACTATCTAAGGTACGCCTTCGAAGGAGATGATTCCGCTCTCTCCACCACACAGGACGTTTCAGCTTACACCCAGCAGATTGAAAAGCTGTGGACTGACCTGGGCTTTCGTATGAAGCTGGTGTTCGTCACCAAGAAGCTCACGTTCACCGGGTTTGACTTTCTGTGCGACAGGAATGGACCCACTGGGGTTTTCATTCCTGAGGTTGCGCGCAACATTGCTTCTAGTTCTTGGACTACCAGCATGTTGGTCAAACAGTTTCCACACAAAGCTTCTGAGGTGGGCGCTGCTGCTATGTTGGCACGAGCTGCCAACTTTAAGGATTGCGGACCTCTGTGCGCGTATTTTGCCGCACTGGGTCTGGCTCATGTGAAGATTGCTGGCGACAGGGGAATCGAATTAGCTGAAGCACTGTCTTTGGCTGTTGCAGTTTCACCATCCGTTAAGGATGCGTTGCAGGAGCTGTACGATGGCGCTGGGGTAATGAGCACAGAGGTTGATGAGTTGCTTAGGTTGACAGGCTTAGCCCTTTCTGCGGAGCAGCAGATTGCGTTGTTGAGCGCCGATTTTCAAGGCAACCCGACCGATTTGGCTTATGCACGCAAGCTGATCCCGTTCTCTGTTTGGGACCCAGCTAATTTCTCCACCCCCCGGCGTTAGTGCATCTCCGGTTTCACCGTCAGGACTCGTGGACCGGCTGACGTTAAACAAGTGCCACGTTAAACACGTACAGGTTTTCAGCGGCAGATAATTCGGTTTCACCGAAAAGCCTTTGTGCTTACGGGACTCCACTCTCCTGCTGCCGAAGGAGAGAGTTAGAACTCCGTGTGCCCCATCATCAGTATTGGGGGTAATTGTGGCGTGAGAGGTACCTGAGCACAGGATATCGCAAGTTACCGCGAACTCTCACGTCCGTAGGGCGACGAAACCCGAAGGAGTGACCTTATGGTTCAGTAGGCGCGCTCTGCACGGCGCGTTGAAGAGCTAGGCGGCATACTGATGCCTGCGGTGGTAGAGGCGGGTTGTGCTAGTCCCCTCTGCCCGGTGAGGGCCAGCGGAACCGGAGTGACGCCCGGAGTGTTTGCCAGCACTGCACGCATTTTGCGTGTT